TCGCAGAACTCGCTCCGCTGCGCTGCGCTCAGACAGCTGCGAGCCCTTATCCGCGAAACGCTGCGCTCCTCGGCGCAGCCAGAGGGGGTGGAGCGGGCCATCTGTAAGCGGCCACGCTTCTGGAGCATGAGGGCCACGATCCTGGGGGAAGTCATCGGTGCGGTCAAAAAAGTTATGCACAACATAAAAACGGGTTGTGGATAACTCAAGGGTAACCTGCCCGCAGGAATCGCCGCCCCGGAACGGTTTTCGCGGCGCCCTTAGAGGGCCGCAGCGGCTGTAAACAAGGCGTCCAAAGCGCCAACGTCCAGTCCGATCGCGCCGGCAAGAGTCTGCATAAAGGGTGAAGCCCGGTCGACCGTAGATGCGTAGTCCCACTCGATCTGGGCACGCTGCTTCTCCTGGCCGTCGAGCGCGGCGATCGCCTGCTCGACCGAACTGAGCAGCCCAGCATCCAACAGCGCCAGCCGCGCCTGGCGCATGGACACGACGCTTGGGGTGGTCGGCGCTGCGGGTGGCGGTGCTGGCGGCGCAGGTGCTTCCGGCAGTGGCGCGATGGTCCACTGCCCACCTGCTACTACTGCGGCATAGCCTGCCGGGGCGGCCGGCGGGGGCGTTTGAAGGCACCCGCCCGGGATCAGATACACCCCCTGCTCGAGCGGCGACAGGTCGCTCTCGTCGAGCGTGATTGGCCCCGTGTAGGCGCCGGTGTCGGGGTGGTAGCTGTAGACCGTTTTCATTTTGGACCTCAGTACAGGATGCACGGCAGCAACGCGAGGTTGCGCGGGCGGTTCTCTGATGCCGTCGGGACCACGCGCGAGGCGTCGAATGTGAAATCGTTGTAGTTCGAGCTGCTGCCCGAACTGGAGATGCCTACTCCGCTCACGTTGGAGCTGACATCCATAGCTCCCGTGCCTAGATCGAAGAATCCGAAGAACCCCGCCCCCGATAGGTAACCAACGATGTTCCGAATGGCGTCGCCCTGGGGGGAGCCAAGCACGCGCGCCACATCCACTCCTCGGCCATCATCGAGGCCGCGGATGAACTCGGCGCGCCCCTCGGGCACGTTGAAAGTCGTGGAGCCATCCCCGGCACCATAGCGTGTGCCGATGGCCGCGAAGAGATCCGAGTAGACGGCGCGAGAAACGGCTGCGCCGTTGGATTTGATGGCCCCTGCCGGCGGCGTGCTGCCCGCGAAATAGAAGAACGTGCCGGGTGCCCCACGCAGCTTGCTGATTGCCCGGATCGCCTTCAGAAGTTGAGTGCGATCAGATCCATCAAGGGCGATACCCACTGCCTCGATGACGTTGGCAATCTCTTCCTGGATGTTGTTGGGCCAATCAGCGTTGAAGTCTGTGGGGGCAATGCCATTGGCCAAATCGCCGTTCTTGAAACCGTCCTTGCCCAGGCCGAATAGGTCGACGGCTCGGGTACTTGTGTCGATTCGCTTCATGACTATCTTTTCCTGATTTCAGGCGGAAATGAATTCTTGCTCGATCTCCGCGGCGAGCTTGTATTCGGCGGTGTCTTCGACCTGCTCAATTCCCTCCGACACCGCAACCATCTGTCCATAGATATGAAGCGTCTCAATGATCTTGCTGACCTTCGCTCGCGTCAACATTAGAGCAATTTTCTCTTCCGGCATTCGGAATCCTTTCAATTTTTTGGGACCAATAATTTTTCAGGATCAAGGCAGCCGCACGCGCACCATCGTCGATGCCGTTGCCGTGGTAATTTGGAGCGCATCACCGGGGTTCAGCAGGCCGCTCCATTCAGTCCTGCTCGAAACCTGTGCGCCGTTGAGCAGCACTGCGGCGGAGCCGGAAGCGGAGTCGCCCGAAACGAAAACCTGCTCCACATGCGGGCTCGAATTTGTGTAAGTCGAGCCGGAGACGACGGCGCCGGACGTGATGGTTTCATAGTCCGGCCTAGGACTCGGGCTCATACCCAGCATCGACTTGTTGTCCTTGGCCGAACGGCCGCGATAGTTCACGGCTGGATTGTTTAGAAACTGAAAGTTGCCAGCGGATCCGCCCGCAGTGACCCCGCTGACCGTATATCGGTCTGACCCGTCGATGACCAGGCCATAGACTCCCTGTACGGTCGGCATGAACTCGAGGACGGAAGATCGCCCCACCTCACCTCCAACTACGCGCACTCTTGCCTTGATCACATGAAGGTCGATACCCCCCACGCCAAGCCTGTTGGACGCCTTAATCAAAGGGTTATCGACGAAGATGTCGCGCATCGTCGTGGAATCGGTGCTCTCGATCAGCATGCCATCGCTGCCGGATGCAAAAACGAACGGACGGATAATCTTTACCGCCTGAGTAAGTCCAGTGGCACCCTGCCTTAGGTGGATTCCGATGCCTGCACCGCCAGCACCTCCCGCAGCTTGGCAATAAGGCTCGATGATCGTGATGTTCGAGATCGATCCACCGGTGTTCTCCAGAAAGATCGACTTGTCATAGCAATAGTCGAAGACCGGGTGGTCGAACGACACGTTGAGGAAAATGTCACCCGACGCTGCCAGGACATGAAGCCCGCGGAAGTACCGATTCGACAAAACCTTACTCCCGAAACGGATCGTGTCTGTGCTTCCCTTCATCGCAATGAAGTTGCAATCTTCCACGGGTGGGTTCGGAAACGACGTCGCTGGATTGAGAGGCTGAAGGCCTGCGTTGGTGATCATTCCAATGTTGTCAATCGCTCCGACAACACACGACTGGAACTCGAGCGTGTTGCGAGCAACGTTCGCAACGTTTCCGTAGATCTTGTCGACCTCAAAGTTGCTGCACTGAATTAGCAGTGCAGCAGCAGGTGCATTCTGAAGTGTGATGCTCTCAATCTTGAAATAGAGAACCTTGTTGGCCCGGATGGGCAACGCCGTGACATCAACTGTCGGGAAGTCATAGTTGAACGTGAAGCCGGACACGCGGCACCGACGCAGTTGGGCCCCGGAATCGAAGTCAAAGATTCGACCGTTGGCGGCGTAGATGAAAGCGTTATCACCGACGATCTCGATGCCTTCACCCGTGATCTTCGTCGTCACACCGGCGCGCAGGTCGTACAGCCCAAAAGGCACGATGCCACGGACATTCTTTATGCGGTTGAGCGCGGTATGGAAAGCATTGAATGCAGACGAAGCGCTGGACGCAGCGTATCGGTTTGCGCCAAACCAAAGCACACTGACAGCACCATCGATACGTCGCTTCCATCGGCGTCCGACGGCATCGACAATGATTGTTCCCCCATCGTCAGCAGAAACCACGTCCCCATCGAGCCTATGAAATTCTCCGGATGTTCCATCAGGGTTGGCAAGGCCATAAAGACCGGTGATACGCACGGACCTCGCACGGTCGGCGTAGCCGCGCAACGCCGCGTAGTCCTGCAGAGGAAGGGCGTTGTCGAAGATACGCTGGGCCTCTTCGGCGCTGAAGGCGTATGACGGCACACCAGCTTCGCTTGCCAGCGCCGGGGCGGTCACCGCGTCTGGATAGGTCTCCTGGATTCCGGACCAAGTCAGCTTGAGGTTGCCTTTTCTGTCCATCGCCGTGGCCGCGGTCGAAGTCGCAAGCTCGGCGATGTGGTCGACATCGAGCTTCGCGTTACTGAGATCTTCTGGTCCGATTTGCATGATGTTCTCAAGGGGCAAGCACCAGCGTGTCCACCAGGGCAAACTGGGCGAGTAGATTGATCACTTCTGCCGATGTCTCCATGTAGGCGAAGAGCACGGTGGTATGGGCGGGCTTGCGTTCCGAGATCGGACACTCCGCGAGCGAAGGCGTGTACATCTGCAGCGCGTCACTGCAGTCGTCGTTGCAAGTCATCCGCCGCTTGTTGGCGGCCGGGTGGTCGAACATCACATACCAGACAAAACAGTCGGCCTCGCTGTACACCGCTTGATTGCAGTCGCCGTTGCAGTTCATCGGCCGATACCCATCGAATACCTGCACGTTCTGCTCGCCGAAGCGCGCCGCGAGATCTATGAAATAGGCAGCCGATTGCCCACCAAGTTCAGTGAGGCGCTGGAATGCGACCACTCGCCTCTCGTTCGAGGTCAGCGCCACGTCCGCCATACAGTCATCGGGCAGACCAAGAAAGCGCTCCCAGTCAGGCAGCATCGTGGTCGCGCGGCGTGGATCCCATTCGACCAGCAGCGCCTCGAGCCGACCCTGTGCAGCAGTCATCTGCGCGGCGATCGCCTCGAGCAAGCGTGTCAGCCGAGCCGATGGATCGCGCGTCAGTGCCAGGCCAGGCGGCAGCAGCGCCTGCAAGGCCGAAAGCCACGAGCTGACGGTCAGACCACCCATGTGATGTTCCCCATCACCGCGAGCTGGCCCGCGCCATGCGCCACGTCGCCCGGGGGCGACTGGATCTCGTGGTCGAACTCGCCTGGCGCGATGCTGACGGCCTCATCGGCGCGCGACTTGTAGATCGTGCTGCCTGGCTCGGCATCGCGGCGGATCAGCGCGGCCAGTTCGGCGGCGACCGCCTGGCGCCCTGCGGGCGTGTCCGGTGTCAGCCGAATCGTCCAGTCGAGCGGCACCGCGATGGGCGCCAGCACAAACAGCTGCGCAGTCACCGGCCGCGCAGCCTTAATGTGAGCTTGCACGGCCGCAACCTCGCCGGCGTCAGGGATCAGCGAAGCGTCGTTGTCCCGCACGAACCGCACGACCACGGTGCCTGCCCCCTGTTCCTTCGGGTAGACCCAGGCGCGCGTGACGCCCGGAATCTCTTTGGCCCAGGCCACGTAGTCGAAGTCGGCACCGCCGTGCGGCGCCTGGCGCACCCGCGCGAGGATCCGCGCCCGGTAGGGCTCGGGGCCTTCCAGGTCGGCGCCTCCCGCCAGCGCGGTGCCAGCCGTGGCCGTGGCGGTGATGCCGACCACCGGGCTCGTAAGGGTCAGCGACACGCCGATGCCGGCATTGCCGGCTTGACCAGGCACGAGCGCTGCCACCGTTACGGCCGCGAAGCCGGTTGCAATCACCGCATCGGCGCTAGTGGCATAGAGCTGCCCATCGCTGCGTTGCACCTGGGTGCCTGCTGGCAACAGCGTGCCGTTCGCGCCGGTGAAGTTGAGCGTTCCGGTCGCCGGGGCCGCGTTCGTGCGGCTGATGCCCCAGCGCGCGCCGTGCTGATCGAGATACTCGGGATCGCAGGTATCCGGCCAAGCTTGACGGTTGAGGTACTCCGCGTACTTGTACAGCGTGGACAGTCCCGCAGCCACCACGCGATTGATCACGCCCACCAGGCTGCGGCGCACGCGCACCAGCAGGCCCGGCAAGCGGCTCTCGATCTCGGTGGCGCCCTGGTCGATCAGCTCGGGCAGCGTGGGACGTTCGAAGGGCATGGTGTCAGCCCGTGAAGCTCTCGCCGGCCAGGCGCCACGCCTGGCTGCCGTCGTTCCACTCGAAGCGATAGCGCCGGCTGCCGCCTGCCAGGCCAACGACCACGTCGACCAACAACCACCCCATGCGCGGGACGAAGGCCGACACTTCCAGGCTCTTGGCCAGGCCGTCGTCGACCAGCCACTGCAGAGCCTCGCGGAAGTAGCGGCGCGCGCGCTGCACGACCTCGGGAAGCTGCTTTTCGCGGGCCAGCAGCCACAGGCGGGAGCCGAAGGCGTCGCCCTGGTTCTCGGCGTAGGTGTCGGCCCACCAGCCGCGGCGGTCGGTCCCGTCGGGCACCTCGTGCGGCTGGGCCGCGCGGTCGCACAACAGCGAGAGCATCGCAGCGGTCATCAGCGTGTCCTCGTGGCGCAGATCAACGCCGTCCAGGCTGATGTCCAGCCCGTCGATCTCAGGATTGAAAGTCAAAGCGAGGTCCACCCGGCGCATGCTCGCGACATGCGTCAGGACCATCATCTAAAACGTTTTACTGGGCGCTCAACTGGGTGGATCGGACAACCCTCCAACATCGTGCTCACGATGGCGATGCCTGTGATCGATCGGCAGGCCGTCCGAGGTGACCGTGCTGCCGTTGTACGTGGTGGTGCAGCCCTGATAGTTGCTCACCACGTTGTTGAAATTCACCGTGCCGCCGTTCATGGTAGCGACGACCGCCCCCACTCCGCCAGTCACGCCGCCGGCGGTGAGCTGCATCGATTGGATCAACTGCGTGGCCTCGACGCGGGGCGTTTCGAAGCGCACGAAGCTGTTGGCCTTGAACGTGATCGAGGGCGTGTCCTCGAAGACCATCGGCAGGCCCGCGCCCTTGACCACGATGCCATTCTTTGTGAGGTGAACGCTCTGGCCGAGATGGTCATAGAACGCAACCTCTCCGTTCTCGAGGCCCTTCATGCGATAGCGGCGATCGTCCACGCAGATGACGACCATGTGGTTCGTGCTGCCCCCGATCGACAGCCCCACGCCCTCCGCACCGGGGAACGGCACCGAGGTGAAGCCGTAGTGCTGGAAGTGCTCGACCTTGTCGCGCACCAGGCCGTCGTACGCCTCCACCTGGTGGGCCTGCATCTTCGGGCCGTCGTCGACCAGCTTGAGCACGACGCGCGTGAGCATGCGGCGCATGCGGCCGAGCGCGGACACTGCGGTGCGGTCCATCACCTGTACTCCTTCGGCGCGTTGAGATCCCAGGGCGCGGTGTAGCCGCCATCCTTCTTTTTCTTCTTTTCCTTGCGGGTCTTGTCGTTGAGGCGCTTGGACAGCTTGCTGCGACCGATGCCTTCGACCAGCTCAAAGGCCTCCGGTCGAGCGAAGGTGATCTCGGTGAAGGCACCTTGCTCGCTCAGGGTGTAGGTGCAGCCGACGATCAGCATCGTGAGGTCGAGGTTCATGCGCTCGCTTTTGATCGGCGTGGTGGTGTTGGGCCGCCACAGATCGCCGCCTACCCCATCCTTGCCGGTGCGCCAGCCGACGACGGTGCAGGTGCCGCGCTTGCCGCGGCCCATGCGCACCTTCACCTCCCACTCGGCGCGCTCTTTCAGCGAGGCGCTGCTGGTGCTGTGGTCGGCCATCACCACCAGGGGGCGGTATCGGTCGATCTCGGCGTCCTTGGCCGTGGCCTTGAGTTGCGCGGCCGCGGCGCCGTACTCGTCATCGTCGCCCGGCGTCTGCGCCTTCAGCGTGATCTGCGAATAGCGCTCCTTCCAGGTGTGGGTCGCCCGAAAGCGCCTGGCGTTGACGCCTTCCTCGATCGAGGCGCCGGCGGCGTCGGTGCCGGCATCGGTCAGGAGCACCTCGCCGGCCGGCGTGCTGGTGCACAGCACGGCACGCAGCCTGCATGCGCGATCGATGGCCTCAAAGGCCTTTTCGCCGTCCTCGAGCGCGAAGCTCTTGAAGGTGTCGCCCTGGTCGAGCCCAGGCGCCACCTTGACCGTGATGCCGAAGGGCGCGGCGATGTCGCGCACGAGCTGCTCGAGCTTGACGCCGCGCCACTGGCCCGACTTGTGGATCGCCGAGCAGTCGACCAGGTCGCCCGTCTTGTCGCGGCCCTCGACACGGATGAAGCTCTCGTCCTCGGTGGTCTCGGGCTCGTACATGTCGATGTAGCCGGTGATCATCAGCTCGCCGTTGATGCGAACCTCGCACGGCAGGCCCTCGCGCAACCCGACGGGGATGTCGACGCCAGGCCAGCGGTGCGACACCTCGAGCACGAAGCCTCCGGCGATCTGCTCGATCGAGCGCTGGATGTAGACCCGCTTCCAGCCGCCGAAGATCTTGCCGCCCACGCGCAGCTCGACCTGGTCGTTCACAGCAGGATCTCCAGGGTGCCGGCCGGCACGAAGGCGGGATGCCGCACCGCGTTGCGCTCGACCAGCTCGTCCGCGCGCTCGGCATTCTGGTAGATCCGATGCGCGAGCAGCACGGCCGGCAGGACGGCCACCGTGGTGAACGTGGAGCGTTGCTTCAATCGCTCTGCACGCTCGGACACGTCGCGCACGACGGCAGCGCGCAGCCGCGAGAGCGCAAGCGCGGTGCCGGCGTCCGGGTCGGCCAGTTCCAGCTCGGCGTCGATCTGCTCGACCAACTGGTCGCGCCAGTCGGTTGCCTGCTGGGCCGTCACGACGGTCTGGTCGGTGATCGCGACCGCCAGGACGCGCGCCTGCGTGGTGATGGCCAGGCGGCGCTGCAGGTCTGCACGCGCGGCGTCGTTGATCGTGGTCCGGCTGAGCGTGCCGCGCAGCGCGGGCGGCGTGGCCGCCACTGCGGGCCCGCTGGTGAGCCCGATGGAGGCCCGGTTCGCCAGGTTGATGCCTCGCAGGCCACTGAGTGCTGCCGAAGGCGCCGCCTCGGGCCGCGTGGAGGCAGCGAGGTCCAGATACAGGCCTCGCAGACCCGAGACCAGCTCGAGCGGGGTACGCACCAGGTCGGCGATGGTCGAAACCATGTCGCCGGCCGCGGTCAGGATGCTGCCGAGCGAGGCCGAGTCAGACACCAAGCTGGCGATGCCGGTGAGCGAGCCGATGTCGGCCGTGAAAGAGGACGCGGCCAGGTCGGACAACACTTCCGGGCCCGCCATGTCAGCGGTGTCTACGTAGGCGGCCTGGGCGGCGTCATCGGCGGCCTCGCTCGTGCGCTCCACCTCGCTCGCGGTGTCGGTCTCGGCCGAAGGCTGGCGGTTGTCCGAGTCCTCGACGAACACCACGCTGAAGCGCGCCAGGCCGTTTTCGCGAAACGACTCACGGAAGCGCGCGTCTTCCCGCAGGGACACCCAGACGGTGCCATAGCGTGGGTGCACCAGCTCGCCCGGGCCCGGCGTCTCGAAGGCCTCGATCAGTGCGTCACGTTGCGCCAGGTAGTCCGGGCCGATGACATGCCCGTCGACGCGATACAGCCGCGCCCGGCGCCCCAGATCGTCGGTGTAGGGCGTGTCGCGCATCGGGTACTCGTTGAGCACGTTGCGCCGGCCCACGCCGATCTCGGCGTCGGAGGTCTTGAAGGGCACGCCCCGAAAGCTCGCGGTGCCGACCATTTCGTCCTGCCAGGCCATCAGCGCATCTCCGGGTTGGACTGGCCCGTGTCCACGCGGAACGGGATCCGTTGATTGGTCGGCCGGGTCTCGGCCTCGACGTTCACGCCCGGCGGCGTAGTGATCTTGAGCAGGATCTCGCCACCGACAGGCGGCGCGGGCATGTAGGCCTGGCCAGACGGCAGCCCCAGGCGTTCGCTGAGGCTGGGTGTCGGCACGCTCCCGAGGATCCGCGGATCGGTGTAGCCCTTGCCGCGCAGGCCGCCGCCCTCGGCCGCCTTGCGCTCTGCGTCCATGCGGCGCAGGGTTGCGATGTCCTGCTCGCTCGGGCCGGTGAGCGTTTCGAGCAGCGCGAGCGGGCCCGCTGCGCGGGCGAAGGTGCCCAGCATGCGGCCGGCACCGCCGAAGAAGCGGCTGACGCCGCCCCCGGCCCCCGAGGAGGGAACGATGCCGCCGCCACCGGGAGCATTGGGAGCGCCCTTGCCCGCAGCATAGGTCAGCAGGGCCAGCGTACCGGCCGAGGTCGCCAGTGCAGTCAGCGCACCTGTCGCAGCGATCACGGCCGTGGTATAGCCCGGATACTGCCGCATCAGATCCGCGACCTTCTCGCTCAATGTCCCGATGGCAGGAGCGAACTTGTTGACCGAGTCTTGTAGGGCGATGTCTTTTTCCTGTTGAGCGCGCTGCAGCTGAAAGGACGGTGTCTCGCGGATCAACTCCATGTTGCGTTGGGCCGCATCGGTGTTCTGCATGGCTCCAGCGGCGATGTCTGTGACTCGGCTTCTGCCGTTCATATAGCCATACAGAGCCATGAGCGCCTGGCGATCCTGAAAGAAGCGCCCGATGACCGTTCCTTGGGCGATGTCGCTGACAGACCGGAGCGCGCTTTCTCGCTCGCTTCCATCCTTTGCGGTCTTCAACTGCGCTTGAACTCGCTGATAGTTCTTGTCTTTTGCTAACTGGGTGTTCAGAGTGTTCGCAAGCACGTCGAGCGCGTCCAGGCCCTTCAAACGTCCTTCGGCAAAATTCTTCGGAAGATCGACCCCCGCCTTGCGAAAGTCTTTGACGGTGTCCATTGACGCCATCTTCCCGAGAAGATTCACGACGTTGTTGCCTGCCTCGTCGCGCGTCCCGGCGGTGACGACTGCGGCTTGGTTGAGTGCCGCGAGTTTTGCGAACGCCGATTCGCCCGAGAAGCCGGCCGCCTTAGCTGCCGCCATCTGCTGCGGCAACCACTTCGCCATATCTCGGATCTCAAAGCCACCCTGCTGGCCCGCGTATGTTCCCATCCCGAACACTTGGCCCATGCGATTGGGTTGGATGCCCAACGTCTGATTCGCAGAGATGGCCATTCGTGCGAACTCGATCGGATCCGCGTTGTTGGCGGTTCCCGCGAGCTGCGCATCGCGCAGGATGGCTTTCACGTCGCTGACCTTGAAGATGCCACTCCCGAATAGCGCATCCGCAGTCTCCGCAGCACCGTCGCGCGTGCCTCCGCCGAAGCGCACGGCGTCGCGAATGATCGCGTCCAGCTCGGACTTGCCGGCTCGGCGCCCCGCGGTGTTGCGCTCTGCGAACGCCGTGTTCGCCATGTACGCCAGGCGCAGGTCGTAGTCGAGGGAGCGCTTCACCGCGGGCGCCGCGAGCGCTGCGGCCGTCCCTACGCCCACCGCCACGCCACCGGCGATGCGCGCGCCGCGCAGCAGCTGCTGCCGTCCCGTGAGCCGACCCATTTCGTTGTGGAGCCGCGTGACTTCCTCGCGCATCGCACGCGCCGCGCGGCGCTGCTCTTCGAAGCTCATGGTGCCCGAGCGCGCCAGGCGCGCATAGGCGGCCTGGGTGCGGAAGATCTCGCGCTGGATCTCGCGCTCCGAGCGCACGCCCAACACCTGACGCGCTGCCGTCATGCGCGCATAGTCGCGCTGGGCCTGCTGCGCGTCCTTGGTCGACTGCACGCCGATCGCGCGCAGCTGCGTCTGAACGTCCTTGGCCGTCTTCGCGGCCTGGGCTCCCACCTGCTGCAGCTGCTGCTGGGCTTCCTTGGAAGCCTTGCCCATGCCGGCCGCCGTCCCGTCGATGCGGACGCCAACTGCAAAACTGGTGTTGTTCATGGCTTGGGTGGTGGTTTGGTGAGCAGCTCGACCGTGGCGTTGAACTCAGCCATCGGCATGGCGAGGATCTCGGAGCGGCTCCAGCCGTAGACGCTCGCGATGATCCCGATGCAGCCCCTCAGGCGTTCGCCGTCGGGGCTGCGGGCGCGTCTTCCCCCAGGGCTTCGGCCTCCTGCAGCGCCTCTCGCACCACCTTCCAATTGGCCGCGCCCATCGCATGGAAGTGGCCGGCGACGAATGGACCGGTGAAGGCACCGGCACGCACCGTGGTGATGGCGGCCAGTGCGGCATTGAAGGCGTTCGGCGCGAAGGTCGGGTTGGCTTCCTTCTCGGCCTCGATGTAGTCGCCGAGCGTGGCCTCGCGGATCTCGATGTCGGTGGCGGCCTTGCCGGCGATGAGCCACTTCTTGGGAAGCGAACGGGTGACGGTCAGAGCGGTCATTGAATGCCTTTGAAACGGTGTTGAAGGATCGAAGAGCAGGAAAAAAAGGGCCACCACCTGGTGACCCACGCGAACAGGTCAGCGGGACATCAGCCCTCGATGCACTCCCGGCCCTGGTACTGCAGCGTGACCACGCCGTTCGAGAGCTTCGGCGGCGTGGTCGACGTGGCGCCGGTGATCGTGTAGATCCGGCCGGTGTCGGTCTCGAAGGTGAGCACGCCGTCCTCGATCGCGTGCAGATCCTCGAGACGGGTCGATACGGTGTGGTTGATCTCGCAGTCGACCTGCGGGACGGCGTTGGTGGCGCTGAAGCCGTCGACGCCGGCGTCGGACATTGCGGCGGTGCGCGTGAGGCCGCCCGTGTCGAGCGTGGCACCGGCGCGGCTGCGGATGCGCTGGCCGTTCAGGCTGATGAAAACTCGTCCGGTGACGGATGGCATGTGTAGGTGCTCCCGAGATTAAAGAATGAACTGCACTGCAGCGGCGAAGACGCGGAACTGGTTGACGACGTCGGGCGGCAGGATGCTGTTCACGCGATTGCGGTCTTGCAAGCTGCGCACGACCAGCAGTTCTTCCTTGAACTGCGAGAAGCCTTCGAGAATCCCCGCAATCTCGAGCTGGCGTCCCACGTCGATCAGCTCGCTGCGGATCATGGAAGGCGTGACGATGGGCTGGCCTTCTTCGAAGTTGGTGCCGTCGTCGGCCAGCTTGTGGCGCGGGTAACGCAGGCCGATGCGCGCACGGAACGCGAAGCGCATGTAGTCCACCGTCCACTTCGTCTCGAGATCGAGATAGCTCACGTCCTCGATGCCGAAGGCGTTGGTCTGGTAGGAGGTCACCACGCGCTCGATTAGCACGTTCCCGCCCTGATCGACCAGGAAGGTGCTGATGCCGTCTCGCAGCAGCAAGTCGCGTTCAGGGCGCGCGAACTGGTCGGCCTGCGCCGGCGGCAGCACGCCGGGCAGCACCAGCGTCTGGAACGGCCGCGCCGGGTCGATCGCGCCGCTGAACTCGCATACGGAAGCCCAGACCGCCGCCCACACGTAGATCGGCGTGGGCGAGCTCTTCACACCGATGAAGGAGTCGTGCGGGCTGTTGCGCGCCGAGCCGAGCGTGGCAAGGGCGGACTGGGTGCCGCGCAGCGCGCCGAAGAGATGGCCGGTGCGCATGTCCATGCCGCCCCAGCGGCCCGCCAGCTCGGTCTCGAGCTTCACCAGGTTGGCCGTGTCGGTGTACGGCGTGACGATCGTATAGAAGCTCTCCTGCGTGAGCGCGGCCAGTGCGGTGGCGACGTCGGGATTGCCCGCGCCCACGACACCGGCCGCGATCGCCACCGCCACGCCGGCAGGAAGCACGTCGTCGGGGTAGTAGCCCACGCGCACGTCGATGTCGTTGCCGAACACGCCCTTGTGGCGCGCGGTGAGCGTTGCCACGGCTGCGGCAGCCGCGGCGGTCAGCGGGCCGCTCGCGTAGGCGGTGACGGCTGCGGCGATCGCCGTGGCAATCGTCGCGGCCGTGTCGCCCACCACCACCCCGATCTGCAGGCGCTGGCCGTTGACGTACAGGGGGATCACGCCGCTGCCCGTGGCCGGGCCCGTCACGGTCGCGGTGAAGGTTGCCGCCACGCCCGCGCCGAGATCGTCCAGCCCGATCGCCCAGATGTCGCTGGTCTTGTTGGCGTTGCGCGCGGCCACGAGCATCTCGTGCAGCACCGAGCCGCGGCCGAAGTAGCCTGCGGCTTCGCTGCCGGCGTTGATGCGCTTGAGCGTGCCTGCCGCGGCGGTGCCGGCGGCCAGCTTGTTGCCAATGAACAGCATGCGCCGGTTCATGCCGGGCAGGCCGCGCAGCGCCTTCGAGTTGTCGATCTCGATGTACTGGCCGGGCGTGCGGATGTCGATCGGGATTGTGTTGTACGTGATGTTGTCGGGCATGAGGGCTCCGCTGGGGTTGAGACTGGTGGACTACTTGGCGACGCGCGCGGTGGTGGCTGGGCTGGCCGAACTGGTGGCCTGCGGCACGACCTCCACTTCCTTGTCGTTCAGGCGGCGCTGCCAATAGGTGTCGAGGTTCACTTCCTCGCCGTCGGCCGCCAGATGGCCGCCGACGGGCTTGCGCACCTTGCGCACCAGGGTCTCGCCGTCGATGACGAGCAGCGTGGGCTTGATAAAAATCCGCTTCATGGGGTGTCGGCTCCTGGAAGTTGCACGTCCAGATCCGCGTCGGGCCTGGTGGTTGAAAAATCGGGTGGCTCCTGCAGCCACTTCTGGTGCTCGGCCTGGCTCTCGTGCGGCTCGATGTCGATCTCGGCATGGAAGTGCAGGAAGTCGTTCAGTTCGTCCTGACTCCAATCGACGGGCATATCCATGCCCGAGCCCTCGAAGACGATTTCCATCGCCGTGAGGCCCGAGGAAAAGAACAAGTCGTCATCGACCATCTCGCCGCCGGTGCACAGCCAGGTGCAATCGGCGATGCGGTGCTCGTGGATCGCGCGCAGCGCCAGCACCATCAGTTGGTCGACGCCCAGGTCGATCCCGTCGCCCTTGCGTCCCTGCGCCTGGCCGGCCACGTTGGACGCCACCGCAGCGACGCTGAAACGCGGATACAGCAGGCCGTCGCGGATCTCGAAGCGCCCGGGGATGACGTACAGCGCCGGTGCCTCGAGGCGGTACTTCTCGATCAGCTCGTCGCTCGGCACTTCGGGCAGGCTGCTCACGTTGCGCACCCGGTCCTTGATGTCTCGATGCGTCTTGAGCGCCGCGATCAGCGCGTCCTCTTGGCGGGCCAGCATCAGGCGCCTCCGCCGGAACTGCTCGAGCCGGGCCCGACCGCCTGGGCGACCACCTGGCCGCCGAGTGCGCGCAGCTCGCGCACGTCGCGGGCGTTGACGCCAAGGTACGCCCGCGCGGGCATGGTGATCGTGTAGGGGCCCACCGTGTAGCGCCGCTCCACCGCCTGCTTGTGGTGGGCACGGGCGAACACCGAGAGGTTCGCGTGGTCGCGCTGGCGCAGTAGCGCACCGGAGCGGGTGGTGCGCAACCGCAGGGTGCTCGAGTGCGCGAGCCGCACGATCTTGCCGCCGAGCTGGTGAATGCGCGCATACGCCACGTTGCTGCCCCACTGGGTGCCGCGGTTGTTGGCGCGGTAGGTGATGCTGCGCTCGAGGCGGCGCTTCAGGATCAGCGTCTGGCCGCCGTGCTGCCGCACGCGTTGGCTGGGCTTCCACTTGACGCCGTCCGGGCCGGCCTGACGCTGGAAGCGTAGGCGCGTGCTGCTCTCGCCGTACTGGCCGAAGGCATCCCAGATCGGCCGCGGCGAGGCGCCGAGCTGCTCCATGCGGCGCAGCGCGCCCAGCGGCTTGTCCAGGCCGGTAACGGTGATGGCGACGCCGACGCTCATACGAACGCGTTCCCCGAACCGCGGTTCCAGACCCGTCCGCCGCTGACCAGCTCCGCACCGGCCGAGCTGGGCGGCTGCGCGCCGGTGGCACCGTCCGCGCCCAGCTGCGCCTTGCCGTCACGCACGGCCACGAGGTACTTCATGGCGTCGTCGTAGCGGTCCTTGACGGGCTCGGTCACGCGATCGTCGTAGAGGTAGTACCGCGCCAAGTCGCCGGCGGTGCGCTCGAGCACGGCAGGGACGGGCGAGATCGGCAGCGGGTAGCGCGGGGAGATGTTGCTGTCGATCGTGTCGCGCGCGTCGTTGAGCGCGCGTTGAACGACGATCAATGCAACCGCCGCGGCCGCCACAGCCTCCGGGGGGTAGCCCGACAGATCCGCCGAGGCGGCCACGGCAATGAGCAGCTCGGCCGTGACCCGGCGCGGCGTGCCGCGGTCGACGCGCTGGGCGATCTCGTGGGCGCCGAAGCGCTCGAGGAATGCGGTGGCGGTGATGTAGGTCATGGGCTTGAGGGAGGTTCTTCGATGCCCCGCGCGCGAGGCATGGAAGAAGCTGCAGGGGTCTGACGGCCGACTTCCCCGCTATCCAGACCCCTGCAAGAGGTTCGCGGGTGTAGCCCGTCGCAGGGCTCCAGGCGCGCCGACGGGCAAGCGCGCCCTTCAAAGCCGCCGGGGTGGGTTATTCGGCGGTCTCATCGGCTTGCGCCGGCGCCTCGATCTCGCAGTCGACGACGAGAAGCTCACGCTCGTCGCGCAGCGCCTTGACCTGCTTGTCCGACAGCTCGGACAGCGGGATCTCGACGGCCTCGCGGCCGAAGGCGCGCCCGGCGCGGCGGAAGTTCTCGGCGCGTGCGACGATGCGCAGGCCCTTGACGGTCTTTGCCGGCGATGCCGACGCTTTGGGGGTGGCGGTGGCCATTGGTTCTCCAGTTGCGACAGAAGCTGATCGAAGGCGATCAGAGCCAGGGGCAGACGAACACCTCGGCGGTGCTGCGATAGATGTTGTCGGCGCCGTTGGCCAGGCGCTCGGCCGTGACCACCTTGAGCGCTTGCGCTTCCAGGCTCGGCGGCACCACGAGCAGGAATTTGCCGCCCTGGTTCACGGGATTGCCGTTGTCGAACTTGAAGCCGAACATGGCCGTGCGAGCGGCGCCGTAGCCGGCTTCGTCCAGCGTCTGCTTGCTCATGAACCCGGTGTGCCAGAGACCGAAGCCGACGTTGTTGCGCCCGTCCACGCCGTAGACGAACTCGTTCTTGAAGAACACGTTCGGATCGTCGGGCGAGGTGAGCGGGTTGAAGGCGTAGGGCCGACGCCGCTGGTAGATGATCGGCTTGAGCAGCTTGCCGACGTTGAGCAGATACCAGGCCGTGCCGGCGCCGCCCCCGTGGTTGCTCACGCTCTGCACCGCACCGTCCAGGCCGACCGGGTGGTCGGTGTCGAAGAAGAACTGGCCGTCATAGCACTTCGTGCTGTCGCCCGCGGCGAGCATCTTGAAGACCAGCTCGTCCGGGTGGATCGCCGCGGACTCGCCGAGTTCTTTCATCGGCATGTTGTAGATACCGTACTTGTCGTCGTCGATGTCGTCGCGATCGACCGTCACGGTGTTCTCGAAGCGCTTGTTGCGGATCGAGTAGTCGTGCAGCTTGAGGTTCTGCATCACGCGATCGCCGACCCACTCGCGGAACTTGGAGGTCTTGCCCAGCCAGGTGTATTTCTCCTCGCTGGTGGTCGAGGTCACGAGCGTGGCCACACGCTCCCATTGCGGCGTGACGGTCTGGAAACCATCCTTGAACGCGGAGTTGAACGCCCGGTTCAGGATGGTGAGATTGGTGCTGTTGACGATCATTGGAAAAGCTCCTGCGAAGGGGCGTTCAGGGGAAGGAGATCCACACGCCGCGCGCGTCGACATCGCGGATCACGCCGGCGACGCTGCGGGTGGAGGTGCCGTCGGTCTTCGCGACGGTCTGGTCATCGACGATGTAGGCGTTCGCGTTGACATCGGCCAGCGTGATGGCATCGGCCGAGGCGCTGTTGGCGAAGCGGAACCAGCCATCGCGCCGGTAGGGCACGGTCTGGTCGCCGGCCGCGCCCGCGCTGTTGTCCACGGTGGCTTCGGCCATGCCCAAGGACTTGAGCGTGGTCGCGGTGGCGCCCTTGGTGGCATAGCCCGCGGCATTCATGCAGACGATGCTGCCGCCGAGGATCTTGGTCGAGGCCGCGACCGGCGCGGCGCTCTTTTCGCCGTTGCGCCGCTGGGTATCGCGCTCCGCAGTGAGTGCAGTCATTGGTGGATGCTCCTGGTTGACTGGGTGATGCGCCTGGCGGTCAGGCGGCGGTGGCACCGGCGCGGAGTTGCTCCAGCGTCATGCCCATGTTCTTGCAGACGGCCAGCTCTTCCTCGGAGGCGGCGCCTTGCCCGCCGCCACCGCCGCCGCCGCCGGGCGGCTTGCCTTCGGTCTGCGACTTGCCGGCCAGCGCGGGGTTGGCAGGCGTCGCGTCGATCAGCTGCTTGAGCTGCGTCACGTTGACCTTGCCCAGGTTGCGCCACACGGGCTCGACGGCCGCGACCACCTTGCCGTCGGCGCGGGCCTGCTCGATCAGTGCATCGACCTCGCGCTCGACCGAGCTCGCGCGCAGCTGCGCGATCTCGGTGTTCAGCGTGTTGACGGTCTCGATCGGTGCCCACTTCGTGGGGTCGGGGTTCTGGGCTTTCAGCGTCGCGATCTGCGTGTTCAGGCCCGACACCGACTCGGCGCTGGCCTTGAGGGTGGCGATCGCGGACGTGGCTTCCTGCTCGGTCGCGGTTTCGGCCAGGCCGAGCGCGGCGAGCATCGCCTTCAGGATAGGACTCATGGGGGATTGCTCCGGGTTGGTGGGGGAACTGGAAAAGCTCGCGTTCATCCGCGCCACGCGCTCCTGGGCGACGGGATTGAGGTCGAGATTGGGGATGCCGACGAGCGCGGCGTTGATCACGTCGGTGACGACGCCGGTCTTCTTGTCGTAGGCGATGACCGGGCTGATGTACTGGTACTCGAGCGCCTCGATCATTTGCTTGGCGTTCGTCGTCCACTGAACGCCAGTGGCATAGAGGCCGTCGCCGTCGCGCCATTCGAACGTGGTGGCCCAGCCCGAGGCCGGCGCGGGCTTACCGTTCTCCTCGGCCAGCATCGACTGGTGCTCATAGTCGAGCTGGAACTTCACACGCTGGTGCCGCTCGCTCATGCGCGCGGCCAGCGCACGACCCTGCTCGTCGGAGAGCTTCCAGGTGAGGTTCTCGCCGGGCCTGCCGTCACGCCCGACGAACTCGCCGGCCGGCAGCAGATGCACGTCGGCCGCAGCCTGCACGGACAGTGCAACGGCCAGCAGCGCAAGAGCGGTTTTCTTCATGACCCCGATGCTCGCGGGCCATGTCAATACGCTCTACTAAAGCGCTTTACTGAGAACTGGGGGAAGGTGTGTTGCCGATCGGGCGCAGGCCGCGACGGTCGAAGTCCTGCGCGCGGACCAGGTCCAGCGAGGTTATCGCGTTCCCGGCCTTGGCGACATCCACCACCACGCGCGCCACCATGCCGGGCTCGTCGGCGCTGCACAGCAGGATCATCCGGCCGGCGGCGTCGAGCCAGCGCTCGCCGACGCGCGTGAGCAAATCCGGTAGCGACGAGACGAGCGCCACTCTACCGGGCGCCGACGCGGCGCCGGCCCCTTCCCCTGGTGTGGCGAGCAGCTGCTCGAGCTGCGGGGCGTGCACCGTCAACGTGGCGCGCGTCACAGGCTTGCCCGCCGCGGCCAGCGCATCCACCGCGGCCGAGCCAAGCACGCCGACGCTGCGCTGGTTCCCGATCTCGGCGCGCTCGCCCGCGGCGAAGCGGCCGACGAACTCGCCGATCTCGGCGCGCACCTGCGGCATCCACTCGTCGACGCCATCAGCGAGCACGCGCGCGGCCGTTGCGGCGCTGGCGGCGTTGGCCTTGTCCATCATCATCCGGCCGAGGTTCGCGCGGCGCCCGCCTGGCGGATAGTTGAATGCGGGATCCACACCTGGCGGCACCCACATCTCCTCGCCGGTGCGTTGGTTCACCACCCGGCGCAGCACCTCGGCCGGCGCCTTGCCGACCTTGAGGCCTTCACGCTCGAGCATGCGTCTGGTGAGCTGGATCACGCCGCATTTGCAGCCGTACTCCCGCACGGGCATGTGTCGTTGCCAGAACGGATCGTCCGCCGGCAGCACCAGGTCCGCGTACGCCAGGTGCGACAGGCGCGGGTGCGCGGATCCCGAGCGCACGTAGCGCAGAAAGGGAAACAAGCTCTTGTTGCGCTGGATCCGTTCCCACTGCCCCTCGCTGTAGGCCGTAGCGAGGTTGGTATCGAAGATCACCTCCATGCGCCGCGGGCTGCCCAGCTGGACGGCCTTGCGCTCGCCGGTGGCCGGATCCGTCATCTCCTGCTTGCCCCACCAGCCGCGCGCCTGCAGCTTCGGGCCGAGCTGGCGCTGGAAGTCGGCGAATGTGATGCCGTCCTTCAATGCCTTGTCGACCGCCCCGCGGATATCGCCCAACAGGTCCAGCTGCATGGCCTTGGCGACCGTGAACGCAGCCTGGTGCTCCTGTTGCCAAACGTCACGGTGATCGAAGCCGATCCGATAGCCTTTTTGCCGAAAATAGGCGATCGCTTCATCCGGCTGGACCGGTTTTAGGACGATTTCGGGCATTTCTTAGGCCTTTTGGGGTAGCTCGGTCGGCCCCGGATTGGTGCGGGAAGGCCTGTTAAGGCCATTTAATTCCCGCGATCTCGAACATCTTGCGGCACCCCTACACACTTTTTGACAGGCGCGCTCCTGAGGCCGTTTGAGGGCCTTGCTGGGCAAAACCCAGTAGCCATGCGGGTTTGCGGCCCGTTTCGTGCTCACTTTTTAAGCACTTGGGCTTTTCGGGGCGTTGAGCATCCCCCAGATCCGGGCCGCGAACGTGCCCCGCGCCAGCAGGTCGACCAGCTGCGCCGGCGAGATCTGCGCCAGGCCGGACTCGAGCGCCTGGCTGAAGTCGTCGAAGGAGGTGGCGGTGGCCAGGGCTTGCTCGATCGCCGCACGCATGGGATCGGCCGCATCGACCCATTCCCCCATCATCTCGGCCGCCAGGCTGTCGAGCTCGTCAGGCTCGGCCGTGGGCGTGGCGGCCAGCTCGGCGGCTAGGCGGGCGCGCAGCTCCTGCCGCGCGGGCTTCGCCGGCGTGCGCTCCGGCGGCTGGCGATCCTCGGGTGGCACGGTCTGCTCGGGCCGCGGGACGGACAACACCGGCTCGCCATCGGCGGCCATCGGGATCTTCAGACGTTCGTGCGCCCACGGGATTTGGATGCGCATGCCCATCGACGCGAGTTTGGGCAACGCATCGCTGTACGTCTTCAGGTCTTCGGGCTCCTGGGTGTCGAACACCACGCGCGGGCAGCGCCGCGGATCCGACAACCCCTTGTTGAGCGCGAGCACCGGATACACGACCTGCAGGGTGAGCGTGTCCGCGAGCTGCCTGGTGTCGGCATCGCGCAGGTCGTGGCGCAGTTCGTTGTGCACGTTTCCCAGGGCCTGTGTGCCATGCTCGCCTTCGCCGCTGGTGAGCGTGCCGCCGAGCGTAGCCTTCGACATCGTGCGCTCCATGAGGCTGATCATGGCGTCGAAGGACTTGTTGTCGCCCTGAGCTGCGCTCATGAAGTCGATCTTCATGCCTTCGGGGATGATGGCCGCTGCGTCGTGGCCGATGCCGACCACCGCGCGCAGCAACGTGGCTTTGTCGTCCTTCGTTGCCGTCGTGTTGTAAGTGCCCAGGCGCAGGGGCAAGCCATAGATCTCGAGGAAGTCGGCCAGGTCGCGTACCGCGAAGTTCTTGAACAGGAACGGCCAGGCGAGCACACGGAACAGGCCCGAACGGCTCACGTAGCCGCTGCGCGCGCGATGGCGGTGCAGTACCCAGCCGAAGGACCAGAGCTGTGCGCCGTCGGCGGTCGAGTCCCGCAAGCGCAGTTCGTTGCGGTCCAGCCCGGGCGTCTGCGGCAACTGGAACCAGGACTGCGGGCGATGCACGGCCTGCACAGGCAGCTGCTGCTTTTCGACCCAATCCCAGCTCTGCTCGAGCGCCGCAAAGCCGTGGCCGACGCCATCGGTCATATCGAACAGGAGGCTCTCGATATAGCTCTCGAGCTGTTCCTTCGCGTAGGCCGTCATGTCCTTTTCGGCGGCGCTCGGCCGCGGCGGCGGTGCGATGTCGAAGTCCAGGCCGACCAGCGCCTGGCGCCGCGTCTGCATGACGCTGAAGAGGTGCCCATCCTTCTCTTCCATGTCTTGAAAGAGTTCGTGCTGGGCGATCAGATCGCCTCGCTCGGCGTCCTGCAGGATGCGGGCGAGCTTGGGCGGAGTGAGGCCGCGGCTGGGGTGGTTGTCGAACTCGGACTGCAGTGCAGCCAGGCGCGAGGTCTGCGGCTCGGCGAGCTGGGCGCGCTGGATGGGCAGGCCGCGGTGATCGAGGATGGTGGGCATGGTGGTCTTTCTCACCAGGCGCCGCGGCGGGCGCCCAGCTCGTGGTCTTCGTCGTGGTCCTGGCGCGGGCCGTCCCAGCCGATGGCCTTCGGAGGCGCACCTTCATATTCATAGACGGTGCTGCCGAGCAGCACTCGGCTCGCGTGCCAGGCAAGAGCCCCCCCGATGAAGGTGTCGCCGTGTCGCTTTGCCTTCGCAGCGTCAACGGTGCGCAGCTCGGGAACCTGCGGAATGCCCTTTATCACGCGAGGAATGCGGTGGTCGACGATCACGTCCGCATCCAATGGAAGTTCGATCGACTGATCCTCAAAGGCGGCCTTGTACGGCGGCAAGTTCTCGAGATACCACGGCTGTGTCGCCTGGATCATCAGGATGCGAGCGGGCCCGTACTTCTGCGCCGTCTCCTCGGAGATCTGCATGCCGAGACCGCGCGAGTCGAGCGCTGCGCCGCTGAAACGCGGCAAGCGATCTATGACGTACCAGAGTATCTCCCGCTGTTGCTGGAAGGGCATGCCCCGAAGCTCGACGATGAAGGGAACACGCGCCTTCATGTTGCGAAACAAAATCAGCGGCAGAAATGCCGTCAGGTCGCTGACGCGCGCAAAGTCACCACCGAGATAGCTGGTCACGTCTCGCAGCTCGCGCAAACGATCAAGCTCGGGCTTCAGGTTCTCCTCGCACCAATCCCAGATCTCGCGCTGGCGAATTTTCTCGGGAGCGAAGGTGAACTCGGGCTTGCGCTGATCACGAAACACCGGCCAGCCTTCGCGCATGCATCGCTCGATCAGCTCGCGCGTGAGGAATGCGCCGCTACCGTGCTTCGGCACGCAATCGAGCTCTTCCTCTGCGTCGTCACCATAGAAGGACCGGATCTCTTGAGCCCATTTGGCTTGCCCTTCCTCAGAATGTTCAATGCCCAAGCGCAGACAGACGCGGTGATAGAGCCCCTCGGCCAACGCGTCATCAAACGTCGTACGGTGCACGGTGTACGGTTTGCGCCCCGCACGACAGTCCTTCAGCGTGGCGTTGAATTCGTTGTCATCGCCGTTGTGCGTCGACAAGATCCGAAGGCGACCGCCCCAGATCAAGAGGGCGAGCGCAGCCTTGAGAAGACCCGCCGGGTCGGTGTGAAAGGCGAACTCGTCGAGGACAACATCGCCTTGCTTGCTTCGCAGGTTGCGCGGCTGTGAGCTCAGCGCCGTTACGCGGTTCCCGCTGGCGAACTTGATGCTGAAGACGAAGACGCTCTTCTTCTCGTCGCCTTCGACCCACACTTCCTCAGACGCCTCGATGGCATCGGCAACGCTCTGGAAATGAGCCGCCCACTGCGCAGCGTCGAGGATGAACTCGATCGCCATGTCCTTGGTGTAGCCGATGTACCACTGGTCGCGACCACGCGCGGCCGCGGCGATCAGGACGCTCTCGCATGCAGCGGTCCAGCTCATGCCAACACGGCGGCTCTTCTCGTCGATCTTGACCCGCGATTCGTCCGCGATCCACCGCTGCTGATAGGGCAACAGCACTGAGGGCGCGCGCAGCGCGAAGTTGTAGTCGGCCGCTTTCGCCAACTGCTGCATCTCAGGGGTGACAAGCGCGTTCATGCTCACTTTGCCGCGGGTATGCCCAGAATCTCGGTGCGGATCGTATTGATCGTGTCGTCACTGAGACCTGCCTTCTTCGCCGTCTGTGCGACGGACGTTGCAACCGCGGCGGCGCGCTGTGCGATGCGCTCGCGGATGTCGAACTGAGCCTTGTTCTGCTGCACGCTGGCCTTGCCGACCTCGGCCGCGGCCTTGAACAGCTTGGCGACGTCGATGTCCTCCGGGTCGATGTCCAGCTCGACCAGGATCGAGAAGATCTTCTCCTGCGCCAGGCGGATGACCGCGCTGTTCAACTTCCCTTCATCGTCAGGGTTCGAGTCGACCAGCGCGGTGGCCTGTTCGGTGCTGCGCTTGAGCTGGGCCATGCGCAGCTCGAACTTCGAGCCGTAGCGATGCAGCGCGCTCTTGGAAACGTCGGCCCCCTTGGCCTGCAGGTCGACCGCGAGCTGGCGATAGTCGCCGAAGCCGCGCTTGAGCATCTCGGCGTCAAGCCAGGCCTTCAGCTCCGGGGGGAGCGTGTCGACGGTGCTTCGCTTGCCCATCGGTCACACCTGCGTGATGCGCGGGCGGGCCACGCCGGGCTGCGCCTCGATCGTGTACTCGACAAACTCGATGCCCGTGCGCGTGAGGTCCAGGAACCATCGGTCCATCGGATCCTTGGCGATCTTGACCATCTCGCGTTCCTCGAGATAGTCGAGATTCACGCGAATCTCGTGGTGCGTGGCGTCGGGATAGACCGCCTGGATGATCGACAGCAGCGGCTCGGTGTAGATGCCCTGCGGCCGGCTGAGATTGATGGCGGCCAGCAGATGCCACCGCATGGCTTCGCGCCGGATCTTCGCCATGTCGATGGAGGGGGAGGAATTCATTGCCTGGCTCCGGAGGAAGGGCCCGTCAGCGCGCGCTCGACGCGCAGCGCAAAGTTGTCGATACGGGTGTTGAGAGTGCCCAGCGCCTGGACGAAGTCGTCGCGTCGCACGTAGTCACGGGCGATCTCGGCTTGGGCCTTGTGAAAGGCGATCTCGAGCTTCTTGGTCGCCTCGGCCTCGGCGCGCAGTTCCTTGCCCACGCCGGCCAACTGGTCGCCCAATGTGGCGAACTTCTCTGAGAGCCGGCGTTCCTGCTGCGAACTGATGACCTTGACCAGCGCCCACAGCGCGGCCACGAACGCACCCAAGATGAAGAGGACGTTGGAGACGGTGAGTTCTACGGTCATTGGGCCTCGTTCGCCTGGGCGTTGTGGTTGTCGATCGGGGCACGGCAGACTGTGGCCACGAAGTCCTGAAGGCCGATCACCTGGCTGCGGAGTCCGTCAGCGTCTGCTGCCACCGCTGTGTATCGGCTGCTGCACTGTCCGAGTAGCTCTCTCGCTGTGGAGGCTTCGCCAATGAGGGCGACAGCGCCGGAGTCCTGGCCGGCGCCGGACATTGCAGCAGCGGCGGCAGCGGCGCGGGCGTTGAGGTCGGCGATAGTGCCGAGCAGCCCGCGATTGCGAGAGTCGGCGCGAGCCAGAGCGGTGCGCAGATCCGCTTCGCGTTGTGCTTGTTCACGGGCATTCCTTTCGGCCTGTTGTTGCTTGAGCTGGTCTTCTTCGCGCGCGCGGCGCTGGCGCTCGGCACTCTCGGCCTGTGCCTGGGCAGCTGCAGCGCTCTCTGCGGCCTGGCGCTTGGTATCGGCCTCCCGCCACTCGGCGCGGACGCGACTGTCGCCCTGCGCATCGCCTTGGGCCACCAGGCGAGCGTTCCAGGCGAGCACTCCGAAGACGACGGCGAGCGTGAGCAGGATCGCGGCGACGACACGCACCGTCATTGCACCTTCTCCCCGATGCACATGCGGTATTCCTTCTCGCGTGCGTTCTGCAGGCCCTTGGCGATCTCGAGCTTGCCGGTCTTGGGGTTGCGGTACTTGTTGAAGGCCTTCATGCGCTCGCAGGCCTCGGCGTAGCGCTGCGCGTTGATCAGGTCAACCAGCGTAGGGGTCTCGGGGTCGTTGCTGCTGTTGCAGAACGCGCCGATACCGACGTTGTAGGCGAGCGCGACATAGGCATCGAACTCGTACTGGTGGACGGGCACGCGCACACAGCGCTTCACGCCCACCTCGAAGTCGCTGGCGTCTGCGCGCAGCCGTGCGAGTGCACGGGGCGGCGTGGTCTTGTCGCCCATCTTCACGCCATCGGTGGCGCCGTAGCCCAACGTAGGCACACCGCCGATGTCGCGATACGCGGGGCTGCGGTAGTCCTCGCGGCCCGCGATGTAGACGAGGCCGGTTGCCGAGAGCACCACCACCGCGATGGCTATGCGCAGGTTATCCATGTGCAACCTCCGGAGGATGGCGGGCGGCCCATGCCCGGGGACAATGAAGACTTCCACCTCTTCGATTGCCGACCAAGAAAGGGCCACCCATGACTGATATTGATGTGAACGTGCGACTGCAGATGCTGGAGATGCACGTGAAGAGACTCGAATTGGCATTGCGAGCGGTCTTCGCGGTGCACACGGAGCCCAAGCGGGCGGAAGCCCTCAAGCTGCTGAATCTCCTCGGGATTTCCGAGTTCGCCCAATCGGATCGCGAGGAGGAAAACGCGGTCGCGCTACAAGGTTTGGACGCGTTCATCAAAGTCCTTCGCGCCCTGCATGACGCAGGCGATCACGTACGAGCCGCGGTAGGTCTGCAAGCTCTGCTCTTTCTAGAGACGAAGCAGGGTCAGCAAGGAGCGTTGCAATCTTGGATAGGAACAGCGACTCACGAAGAGCTTGCCGATGATCTCGCCGAGCTAGTGAAGAAACAGAAGCTCGGACCAAAGTCGTCTGGCGATCAGTCTGGCGCCGACGCCAGGCCGGATACGGGTGAAGAGGACCCAAAGACTCCTTCCGCATGAGCCGTGGCGATGGTGCGCTAGGTAGCACGGGCCTGCGCATCACACGATCCCCCTGACATACCGCGTCGGGTAGCCGCGCTCGAACACCGCGGTCAGCACCTGCCGGCGCGGCTCCTCGCCCAAGATCGGAATGGCCAGGTGCACCCACGAGCCCTCGAAGATCAGTTGATCGAACGGAATTTCCGAGTCGGCGATGCGCGTGCAGATCTCGCGCGGCGTGCCGAAGGATGGCGCGATGAAGTCGGCCGCGCAGCCGAGGAGGTGTGCGCTGTGGCGCGAGCCACGGACTGCGGCGTTGAGCTCGGGGGAGCGGAAGCCGCTGTTGATCAGCAGCGGGACCTGGCCGAGCAACCGGCGCACGCGCTCGAGCACGTCCGCAAGGCGCACGAGGTTTTCGAGCTGGTCATCGTCCGGTGCGTTGGCGATGCCGCGGCGCTCGGCCACACCGCTGACGATGAATTCGGAGAGACGGAAGTGGGGAGAGAGCTGGGCGTCGAGGACCATGCACGGCATCGTGCCGTGCGCGCGTGAGGGCGACTAATAAAGCGCTTTACCTATTCACTCACTTGCACATTCGCATGTTCTCATCGTAGCGGTCTCGCTGGCTCCAGCGATCGCCTTGCATGACGCGAACATATCCATCGCTGAGGTAGACGGCTGCTAGTACGCAGGCCCGGGGCGAATCGGGCCGGTCGTTCAATCCCGCAACTAAGTCGTTAGCCGCGGTGATCCCTTTCAGGGCGAGAGAGGCGTCCCCAGTCTTGTCGGCCTCTTTCAGGCGGGTTTCGAGCTCAATGAGCTTGGATTTTGTTTGAGTGGGTGGGGTGTTGTCACATGCCGCCAGACTCGCGATTCCAACGATAGCGAGCAACACCCCCCGTGTCGCCTTGCCAAGTGCCCTCATCACTCATCCTCCCTGGTATTGGACTCTGTGTCACGGACGAGGTCACCCTCACGGCGAACCACCGCCTCCGCATACTTCTTCACTCTGTACAACTGTGGAAATGTCAGGTCCTTGACCATGCTCGTGCCAAATTCCCGCCGCATGAACTCAAGGATGGATCTTCGGTTCGAGACTCGGGCGAGGAGTCGAAGCACGCGCGCTTGCTCAATGCGCAAACGCTGAGCGTGTCCCTCGCCCGGGGACTGCGCGGCCACCTGGACGATCGTCAGATCGCCATGCACTTCGCCAACCTGAATCGCACCAGCGCCGCTGTTCGATTGCCGCATAGAAAAGACGCGTCCAATCTTTGCAATCAAACCCTGCCAGTGCAAACCCTACCTCCTAGTCTTGACGGCCACGCTTCCTCCGGCGTGCCCAATCAAAACAGCGCCTGCTCCTGTATTCGACTGCGTTAGCCCAATTCTTGACGGGGGTTTGCTCGCTTGACCGAGATCTACATCGAGGACTAGCGAAGCAAACATGCTCCCGAAACGGGCGATCAACTTCTGCAGATACAGGACATCCGCAGTCCGTTCACCGGCCTCAATTCGGTACTGGTGCGCCAGGCTGATGCCGCCTATAGCCGCGACCTCGGCGGGCGACTTCTTCATTGCTTCGCGAGCCTCCTTCAGTCGCTCCCCGAACGTTCGACGCAGCTCCACGTCCTCTTCGGACAAATCTGGCTTCTTAGGCATTTCTTCCTCAGGCACGGCTTTCGCCACTTGACGAATTCGCCAAGTGGCGAAATAATTCGGTTCAATCACACATTGATTCGAGATTGTGCCGACGAAATCAAAGCCTCAAAAGACGCCCGCCGAAGTTCGTGCAGAAATGGACGAAGCAGGCATCTCCCTCGCGGAGTGGGCGCGCGCGCATGGACTGTCCTATGACGTCGCTCGTGGGGTCCTGTCGGGCCGCATCAAAGCAAAGCGTGGTCAGGCCCACCGGATTGCAGTGGCGCTCGGACTCAAGCAGGGTCGCGTCGTCGCGCCCCGGCTGTATGCACCGCCGCCGGCCAAGCCTGCGGCCAACCTCAAGCTCGTGGGAGGTGCGAAGTGAAGCCTCGCCTGAAGCTCCGACTCGACGGTGCTCTTTTCGTGGTGCAGCCGGTTCGATACGCCTCTTGGTCAGCGATGCAAGCACGGGATGACGTGAGACGTCGATATGGATCGATCGACGCTTTCGCAGCGCACATTGGCGTCCCGTATGGCGTAGCCGCAGAAGCGCTGAGCAATGACCTCCTAAGCGCGCGTCGAGCAGGCCGAGTCGGCTATGTCCGCCAGATCTTGGGGCTTCGTTCCCACCCTAGTGCCGCATCGCTTCGCCTGGCAGCGTTTCATGCCGCGCGTCGAGTGCGTGACCTTTCCGGAGGGGCCGCATGATGTGGTTCGCGGCGCCTGACCTTGCCGGCCTGCCCGGAATGCCCGCCAGCGATCGCCAAGTCCTGCGACGCGCGCGGTCCGAGAAATGGACCTCCCGGCCACGCGTCGGCCGTGGGCGCAGCGGCTGCGAGTACCTCCTGACGGATCTCCCGGCCCCGACGCAACAGGCCCTCGCGGCGAGTGTCGCGGGTGGCGTCAAGCCGATCACCCGTGCGATCGCTGCCGGCGAAGAGATGGCTCGCGCTTCCCAGGTGCAGGCCCACGCAAATGCAATGGCTCGCCTGGGCGTCAAGCTCGAGTCGGTGGGGGCCTTCGACCCCGCGACCAATCCGCGCCTGGACCTCTTCCAACGGTTCGAGCGCTATCACGCCCACCGCGGCGGGGCTGTGTGGCCCGCCATCGGCGAGTTTTGCGCACTGTGGGGCGCCGGCCAGATTGAAGCATTGCCGGGCACGCTCGCGGCCTACCCTGCGATCCCCGCCAAGACCCTCGACAAGTGGTATCGCCAGTGGCGCGTCAACGGCGTCGAGGCGCTGCTCGAGCGCAAGCCGCGCAAGGACAAGGGCCAGTCGAAGCTGGCAGAGGATGAAGAGCTGCATGGCGCGTTCGTCGCTGCGTTGATCGAGATGCACGATCCGACAGCAGCACAGGTGCGCCGGGTCATCAGCAACCACCTGGGCGAGGACCGTGCTCCATCCATCACCACGCTCAAGCGGTGGCTGCGCGAGTACAAGGCAGACCACAAGGTCGCACTCCTCAAGCTCAAGAACCCGGATGCTTGGCGGAACAAGTACATGCCGGCCTTCGGCAGCCGCAGCGAGCACATCAGCGCGCCGAACGAAGAGTGGCAGCTGGACTCGACCATTGCGGATGCACAGCAACGCGTGGAGATCGCCTTCAACCTGCAGGACGGCGATACCGGCGAGATCCGGCGGCACGCATTGATTGCGGCCATCGACGTTCACACCCGTCGGGCGAAGGTTCTGGTAGCGCGCACAAGCAGCAGCAACGCGGTCAAGGCGCTTGTGCGCCAAGCCATGCTCGACTGGGGCAAGCCTGAGCGCATCAAGACCGACAACGGCAAGGACTACACGGCCGCTGACTTCGACTTTGGCCTCAAGGCGCTCTTGATCGAGCACCCGCTGTGCACCCCCTTCAGTCCCGATCAGAAGCCGTTCATCGAGCGTTTTCTGGGCACCCTGCTGCACGACCTTTTCCCGATGCTTGAAGGCTTCGTGGGTCACGACGTGGCGACCCGCAAGGCCATCGAATCGGCCAAGAGTTTCGCGCAGCGCTTCGGTAGCGAAGGGGTTCGACTGCGCATGACACCTGCGCAGCTGCAGAGCGTCATCAATGCTTGGCTGGATGAGTACCACGCTCGGCCGCACCGTGAACTCGGGTGCAGCCCCGCCGAGATGACGCAGCGCCTCGCGACGCGCGTCCTGCGCGTTGACGAGCGCGCGCTGGACTTGTTCCTTATGCCTGTTGCCGGCAATGGTGTGCGAATCGTCGGCAAGCGAGGGATTCAGATGCCGCTCAACGACCGCGCCGGAGCGGCGTGGTATCGCGCGCCCGAACTTGCGTCGGTCGACGTCATGGGCCAACAGGTCTATTGCCGCATCGACGAAGCCGACCTGGGCGCAATGCATGTCTTCCACCTGGACGGCACCTACATCTGCCGTGCGATCGATCACACCAAGCTCGGCATCAACCGCGCCGAGGTTGCCGCCAAGGCGCACGCGATCGAGAAAGCCACCGCGGCTCCCGTCATCGCGCAGTTTCGCAAGGCCGCGAGCAAGGGGCTCACGCAGCGGGCTGTCGACGCCATCCAGGCGGAGCGGGCCGATGGTGCGATCGACACCAGCGCCAACGTATCACGCCTGCCGGTACGCCCCAACACCAGCACCCCGGCCATTGAATCGCTGCTCGCGGCCTCGAGCCTTGGCGCGCAGCAGGACGCGCGGGCCGAAGCCCGGGCGGCCCTCGACGAATCGACGGCGCCCGTCATCCGCATGGACAGCGCGAAGCAGCGCTACAGCGCCTGGTGCCGGCTGTCTGCCCGTGCCACGGCCGGCGAGCAGCTCGGCGCGCGTGATGCCGAGTGGCTGCACACCTACGAAGGCAGCGCCGAGTGGGAAGGCTGGCATTCGATGCAGCAGGGCGAAGACCCGCTCGCCGAAGTGGCGGGCTAAAGGAAAAGCCCTCATGCGCTGGAACGCATGAGGGCCTTGGAGGGGGTTGCAAAGCCCCGTTTACGTAAGCAAAACGAAGGAAGTCTATGACAAACAAGGCCCCCGAACAATCCGGCACCGGTGTCGCTCGACTCACGAACGTGGGTCTGGCCATGAGCGCAATGAAGCAGATCCAGGCAGCGCCCGCGCAGATGCCCCGCATCGCGGTCTTGTCGGGGCGGCCTGGTCTGGGCAAGAGCCAGGCTGCGATGTACCTGGCGCATCCCGCCGGCGGCAATGCGGTGTATCTTGAGCTGCACTCCTTCGAAACCACGAAGAGCCTCGCGCGGCGCCTGCTGACGGAGCTGGACGTGCGCCCGAAAGCCAGCATGTCGATCAACGACATGTACGAGGCCGCATGCGAGCGCCTGAGCCTGATCAACCGGCCGCTGGTGATCGACGAGATGGACCACATCGCCGAGACGAAGTCGGTCGACTTCATCCGAGCGATCCATGACTCGTGCGCGACCCCGATCCTGCTGATCGGCGAGCAACAGCTGCAGCAGAAGCTGCTTAGCCACCATGAGCGCTTCCACGATCGTGTCCTGGTCTGGGCCAGCGCGCAGCCCTGCGACGAGTCCGACGCCGCTGCGCTGACGCGTCACTATGCATCCGCCCTGACGTGGGAGGCTGGCACCCACGCCGCGCTGGCAGCCCGGGCGAACGGCGTTGCACGGCGCGTCACGAGCGAGATCGAGCGCATCAGGGAAGAGTGCAAGCGCCGCGGCCTGACGAGCGTGTCGGTGGAGATGGTCGGCGCTGTCGTGAAGGGAGCGCATCGGTGATCAGCACCCTCCACGGCAAGCTGCCGATCCACCTGATTCCGAACGAGGACATTCCGGTGTCGATGCGTGGTCGGATGCACATCTGCAAGGTGCGCGGCAAGGCGTTCGGTCAGACCCTGAATCTCGATCTGACGCTCGATGTCGGCACCGGCGAGTTCTTGCTGATGGCGCCTGACACGTTCGTCGGCTCTTTCCGGCTCGGAGACCTGGTCGCCGCGCAGTTGTCCCAGATGGTGGCTCGTGCCCAACGCGAGCGCAGCGAGGAGGCAGCTCATGCCCAAGCGCACTGACAACGCCGCGCTGGGCCTGCGCACGCCGCGAGAGCGCGTGTGGGCGGCCGTCCTCAAGGTCGGCGCGCCGCGCGGCCAGCGCTTCACCGCATTCGACGCGCAGGACGCCTGCAGCCCGATGGTGCAGATGCCCACCGTACAGCACAACCTGCGGTGCTTCGCCCGCGCGGGCTACCTCGAGGAAGTGAAGCCCTCGGCGGTCCAGGGGCAGCACGGTGCACGGCACTCGACGGTGATCTATCGGCTGGTCCGCCCCGCTGGTGAGGCCCCGCGTGTTGACGCCCAGGGGAAACCTACGAACCTGGGGCTGGGCGTCCTGGCGATGTGGCGCGCGATGCGCGTTCACAAGACCTTCGACTTTCGGGACATCGCTTGCGCGGCCACTCTGCCGCCGGTGGTGGTGTCCGAAGAGACCGCCCGCAAGTACGTCGACGCCTTGTATCGGGCGGGCTATCTGCAGCAGCTGCGCGCGCCCACGCGCCAGGCCGCAGGGCAGTACCGGTTGCTGCGGAACACGGGCCCGCACGCACCTGCCATCACCAGGCGCCGGTGCGTGCTCGATCGCAACACGGGCGCATTCATCGATCTCGAATCCGCGCAGGAGGTATGCGATGGCCTCGAGTAAATCCAGCGCGCCGAAAGCGCTTCCAAAGGATGTGTTGACCGTGTTGAAGGCGGCTGTCGTGCGTCTGGGGTCCCAAACCAAAGTCGCATCGGACCTGGGTGTCTCTCACGCAGTGGTGAACCAGCTACTCAGAGATCGATATCTCGGCGACGTGTCCAAGATGTCCGAGCGAATCCGCGGCCAGTACATGGCTGAGACAGTGACCTGTCCCGTGATGGGCGAGCTGGGCCGGCGCCACTGCCTGGACTACCAAGTCCGTCCTCTGGCGCACACCAACCCGCAGCGCGTGCGGCTCTTCCAGGCCTGCAAGACGTGCCCGAACCGAAAGGTCGCGTCATGAACCTTATGAGCCGCCTTTCCGCAGACGGCCGCGCCCGCCAGCGGCTGCGTGAAGCCCGCGCAGAGATCCGGCGCGCCGAACGCGCCGTGCGTCGCCGCCAGCGGGCGGCAAGCCCGGGCTACGGCGAGATCCGCCGCCCCTGGTTCCTGCTCACGATGGCCTTGGCTCTCGTGGTGCTGTTCTTCGATCTGCGTCCCGTGCTGGCCGTTCTCGGCGAGTGGGTGCAGCTCACGTCCTTCGCCTTTTTCAACCTGCAGGAGATCGCCAATGTCTGATGTCAAGACCGCCCCCGTCCAGTCCGAGCAGCCGCGTTCGCTGCAGCTGTGCCACGTAATCCTCGAGACCGTGAATGCGCAGGAGATTCCAATCTCACAGCGCAGCGAGCTGCTCGACGCGATGCTCATGGCCTATCTCACGGTCGCCAACCTGGTTGGGCTCACGGAGAACGCTGCGCTCGTCATGACGGACGAAGGCACGCGCATCCTCAGGCACTTCCATCACCAGCGGCATCAGGCCGCGCAGACCGCACCGCAGGGCGCGCCTCAATCGGCTGCCGTGGCAGGCGTCGACTCGCCGGCGTTGGACGCTGCTGCCAACGCCGGTGAGATCCAGGCATCGACCTCGGATCCGGATGCCGTCATGGACAGCATCCGCCAGGCCGCGCGCTCGAAGCTGCATTGAGGCCGTCGTGATGCAGATCACCGAAGCCCAACTGCTCGCAGAGATGCAGCATCACGTCGGCCAGGCCAACGGTGTGCACGCTGACGAGCTGGTGCGCCGGATCACGGGCCAGCTCGTGAACACCGACATGCACACGCGGCGAGTGCGATTCCTCATCAAGGAACTGCGCAAGCAGGGCTCGCACATCTGCGGCACCCCCACGGACGGCTACTTCATGGCGGCAACGCCCGAAGAGCTGCAACGCACCGTCGCGTTCCTCGAGGAACGCGCCATGACCACCCTCATGCAGCTCAGTCGCATGAAAAACATCGCGCTGCCCGAGCTGCTCGGTCAGCTGCGC